GCAAATAGTAATCGCCCGCATCCACATGATGCGTGCTGACCGTCACTAGGTCCCCATCCATCTGCACGTTATGGATGTTCCCGATGTTGATCGTCTCTGGTGAGCCGGGGGCGTACTGGATGATCCCCACCGGGCCCGTGCTCAGAGTCATGTAAAACCCGGCTGTGTTCGTCAACGACGTGTTCGCCTGAATCGATCCCGTCGCGGTTACCCCCGCGAATGCTCCATTTCGGCTGGAGTCGATCACCGTTGTTCCGCCGGTTTTGTAAGCGCCGGACGTGTTGATATACCCGGTGGTGCTGATGTTCAGACTGCCGTCGATAATCTGCGTGTGCAGAATCGAGATACTACCGGCATCCAATCCGGCGCTCGCGCCGGCGCCGCCCACCATGAGGCCGACTCCCGCTACCGTTCGCACCACCGAAGATGCGCCCAACTCCAGAACCCCCGTCGTCGGTGCGGATACGGACGCGCCCGGCCACACGATGCGCCCGAAGTTCGCCAGCCCGTCGATCTTGATCGCCGCCGCGTTTCCTGACGTCAGGATGTTTCCCGCGTCCTGAAGATTCTGAATCCAGATCCCGCTTCCGTTGACGACGTGGCCGCCTGACCCGAGATACCCCGGCTGCGCCACTATCAGCCCGGCCCAGTTATTCAGCGTGACTCCGCTCGCCACTTGCGCCAACGCCGCCACGTAGTTTTCTCCCCAGTTGGCCGTATAGGGAGTGATTGGCGTCTGGTAGTACAGCTCGCTCTGAAACGGCTTCTGCTGGCCGCGAATATAGGGCGATCCGTAGACCGGGTCGCTCGGCAGATTCATCGCCCCCAGCACCACCACGCCCGCCACACCGAATTGGTCCCACCCCTGCGTCGGCTCATCGACGGTGGTTCTGGTGGACCGCACTACGACCGATGCCCCCCTAACCTCGTTGTCCTGATCCGTGAAATACTCATCGGTGTTAGAAACCACATACCCGGCGCCGGTCGAGTCGTTGATCGCCGCCCCGCTGCCCCAGGCCGTGAACCCCTTCGCGTCGATCCACACTTTCGGAGGCAGATACTGCACCACGTCCGAAGCAATCGTCGCCGGCGCGCGCCAGATGATCCGGTGTGGCGTCGCTTGTTGGTCCCTGAGTTGCCATTCGTTGCCCTGCGCCCATGCGCATGCAGTCAGAGCCGCGAACGTAAGAGAGCGGTAGAAGAGTTGTCTCATATCGGCATTCCTAACGTGTAAGAAGTGCAATACCAGTTGCCGTCGCTCGACCGTCCCGCGAACTGCACCAGGCTTTCTGTATCCGGAGCCACCGGTATTTCCGGCGCCCACTTGAAGCTGGCGCCCCAGGGAATCGGATATCCCACGCTGTCCTGGGTGATCAGCACGGTCAGTCTTGCCCCATCCGTCCCCACCGCGTCCGGTGTCAGCGTCGCCGGTGAGCCGCCGGCGACAACCACGTTCAGCACCAGCGCCAGCGCCCCCGACGATCCCTCCAGGTAAATCTCCCGCATCGGCACCAGCAGGTCCGGCCCGCAATTCCCGTTCGGATCGCACGCGCGCACCAGGAACAGCCATTGCTGCCACGCCAGGTTCAGCGCGTTGACTGTCGCCATCACTCCGCTCATCGGGCCCGGCACGCTCATCGAGATCGAAGGCGAGTCCGCCTCTCCCGGCGCCACGATAATCACGATGTCCCCCGCGTTCGGCGTGACCAGCCAGCTTCCCGCCAACTCGAATATCGTATAGTTGCCGTTCGAATCCGCAATCATGTCCTTGATGGTCTGAACATCGCCCTTATCCGGCCCGCTCAGCACCACCGCTACGTGCCCCGCCTCCACCGCCGTGGCCCCCGCCGGATAATACTCGTTGGCGATGTTCGAATCGCTGAATCCCGTCGCCGTGAACGTGGCCTTGTGCCGCATCACCAGCAAGTCGCCCACCTCTAGCAGCGTTGTCACATCCGCCGGCAGGTTCCCATCCGCCCCCGGCCCAATCGTCACCACGAAAACCCCGCTGCTGCTCGCCCCGCTGGCCGCAACCGCCAGGTTCAGCAGCGGCACCTCCGCCGTCTGATCGTTTTTGGCCAACAGCGTGAGCACATACCCATCCCACTGCCCCGTCGTCATCCCTGGGGTCGGCGGCGAAGTTGGCGCGGGGTCCGCAAACTGGATGTACCCCGCATTGCCCGATGTCCCAGGCGAGAGCGCCTGCACCTGCTGCGCCCAGACACCCGCGTGGACAATCTGTTTCCATGCCGCATCGAAATGGTCGAACAGTGGGTCCGGGCCGCCCGCAGACACCTGATTGAAGCTCGCGATGGTGGCCGACGTCGCCCCGCTCGCCATCGTCTGCTGCCAATGCATCGTGTAGCCGTTCGGCTCCAACTCTCCGCCGTATGCATCCAGCCGCAACGCCGCCATGTACAGGTCGCCGCCATCGTCGCCCGATCCCCAATTCGCCGTGACTGCGACCGATCCCGTTCCCGGGCCGCCGATCACCACCACCGCCAGGCTCAGATAATCCGTGATGTGGTAGTTCGCTCCGCTGCCATCCCGCGCCGCAAGCCCCACCACGTAGGTGCCCGCGGGAATCGACCCGCCAGTATTCGACGGCACGCACGTAAGTTGCGGCCGCGCCACTCCGTTGTCCAGCACGTTGACCGGAGGCGCGCCCTTGATCTGTACCGCCGCCGTCGCGTTTCCCGCCACGTCCAGTCCGAACACCGGCTGAATCCCGAAGCTCGCGGGGCCGCCGATGGCATCCCCCGCGATCGGCGCCGCGTGGCCAGGCGACCATGGCAGCGGGACCGTCTCCGCGAACGTCCCCGTTCCCCAACTGCCCTGCACGTATCCCTGCGCGCTCAGTTCCTCTTCCGTGCTCCAGTTGTAGATGCTGGAATCGGTCTCCTGGACATCAATCTCCGTGCCGAGGGTAACTGTATCGCCGTGAGCGTCGATTCGGAAGCGCGTAGACTGGACCTCGAGCAGCTTGCCGGCGAAGCCCAGAAATGGGACCGTGGCTTCGAAGACATCCAAAGGCGCGAACTGGTAGCCCGCCATATTCAGAGGAAACGTGCCGGTTCCACCATTGCGGCGCCGCAACAGTTCGATCTTGGCGATACGTTGGGCCGTGGGCGCCGAGATCGTGAACGGTAAATGCAGCTCAAGCCATCGCCGTTCCCCTGCATCGGCCGCCAGCAGGACATCGCCGCCGTACTGCAAGGGCCCGCTGTAGCCGTGCATCGAGTCCTGCGCGTAAGCCGGGAAGTCCGTGGACTGCCATTTGTTCGCCGGGCTGATGTACGTGCCCTTGCATCCGTTGAACAGGTCGCGGATGGAACTTGTGGGCCTCCAGTGCGGGGCGCCGGCAGCGATGGCTTGGAGGTTCACGCCGGCCCCGCCGGTCAACATGGTGACGCTGAACGTCGCAAGGGTGCCGTGTCCACCGAAGACCGCCAGACCGTTGGCGACGGAGTATCCCGAGCCGGCCGCGCTCACATGGTAGTCGATAATCCCGCCCGTTGAGTTGACAGCATCCACCGTGATCTGGCCGCCCGAGGCCCCCGACTGGACAACGGTGAGCACGTCGCCGACCTGGTAGCCGCTCCCGATGGCCGCCAGGACGGCCGCCGCAATCCCGGCCGGCAAGGTCGGCCCGACCCAGTAGCCAGGTTGGATCACGAACGGAGCTTCTGGGCTGATCCTGCCTGCGCATGACGTGAGCAGGTTCTGGAGAGTCTCGCCGCGCTTCGTGGTTACCTCGAACTGCCCATTACACGCGTATCTCGGCTCTGATCCACCGATGGCCAGGGAAACGGCCTGATCGCAGACGTTGGCCGCCGCGGTCAGGGCATCGGCGGGGATATCGGTTCCGTACTGCGCTTTGTATCCCCAGGTCTGATCGGCCAGGAAATCGGCGATGCAAAGCGCAGCGTTCTCGCTGTAGCCGCATGACCCGGCTGCGCCCGTCAAGAGCGTGATGTTCACCGTGGCGCTGGACCCATGGCCCCCGGACAGGGCCAATCCGCTCGCAATAGAATACCCGCTGCCGGGAGCAGTGACCACAAAGGCCGTAATCGCCCCGGACCCGTCTACCGCGGTTACCGTGATCTGGCCGCCCGAGGCCCCCGATTGCGTGACCGTGAGGACGTCGCCCGCCTGGTACATGCCTCCGGCGTGATAACCACTTCCGGCAGCGGCCAGCCCAGCCGCGCCAATTCCAGACAGTGCCCCCAAGCGAGGGTCGTATATGTCGTTCTTCCCCCGCATGTAGAAGCTGATCATCGGGAGGCCGGAACCGAAGTAGTTGGTGTCCAGGGTGATGCGGAGGAAGACCGCAGTTTTGCCCTGCAGAGAGCAGTAGTTCGTCCACGGGTTCGCGCCCGACGAGCCGCCCGCTTGCTGGGGACTCGCCGGCGTGCACAATTTCCCGGTCCCCTGCCACGGAACCCCCGCCGTCGCGCCGATGAAGGTCTCGCCAAGCAACTGCTTGCCGCTCAGCACCTCCATGTAGACGTTGCGGCCGTAGTCCGCCCATTGTGTCGTCGCGCCGCCCTCATTGCTCACAAAGCAAGCAACGCCGCCGGAGAGATAGGTGAATGTCAGGACTCCGCCCACCCGGCTGATGATTTCCGCCACCTGGAAAACTCCAGTCAGAGCATACGTATCCAGAATGCCGCCGCCGTTGGCGTTGGTGATGCCGATCTGATCTCCTTCGGTCAGATATGGGATGTCGTGCGAGAGCACAACCGTAACCACGTTGGCAGCGCGGCTGATGGAGCTGATGGGGACGTTGGTCTGCTGGAGAGGTGAGAAACTCGTTCCGCTGCCTGCCTCCGGCGCGGGGATGGTGTACCCCGCCCCGGCGCTGTTTGGAATTGCTGAGGTATCGATCTGCACGCGCTGCTGGTCGAACAGCAGCTCATCGACGGACTCACACGGGTGCGCGGCCAGGACGATCACCATGTCGAGCACCTGTTTGTTGTTGCCCCACTGGTGCATGTAGACCAGCGTTCCGCCCGTCCTTTGCCGTCCATAACAGCAACGCCACGGAGCGATAGGGTTTCGCATCGTGGTGCCGAAGCCCTTGACTGGATCTCCCTGAATGAGAGAGCCGACGCCGGATATCATCGTGCCGACGCCCACGCCGATCAGAGCGTCACCGAACTCGGCGGCGCCCGGAGCGAAGATGTCGATGGCGATTCCGGCAGCGACTTCCGCCGCGCCTTCGATGAGTTTGAGTATTCCAGCCATTAGATGTTGTTGGTGGTGTTGGCTTGGCCGCCGATAAACAGCGTCATCTCCTGGAGGCCGTCAACGAACTGAAAGCCGAGGTCTCCGGGCCAGGTCATCTGCTGATCTTGATTCGTGTACCGGCGGTCCACCGGGATGTTGGAGTCCGCCAGCCGATTCTCGCAGGCAATCGTGATAGTGGCCGTCTCCCCGTCGTAACTGATCTCGGGTATATCGGTGCGTCCGCTCCAGGACACAATCGGGGTGGCGATAAGCGAGCCGCCAGAGTACGCGCCGAACAGCACGCTCGCCGGCAGACCGGTTTTGAAATCAGAGAGCGCGCCGGCCAGCAGCGACGCATCCAGCCCGCTCAATGTGATCGAGATGCCACGCGCCTCGACCGTGGCCGCGTCCTCAATGACGCTAACGCCCAGCAGCGACCCTATGCCGATCCATGTCTGTCCGTTCCACGTAACTGACCCCGCGCCAGACCAGAGACGCACGACAGCCGACACGAACTGTATCTGCACGAAGATAGCGGGCTGAAGGTCGCGGGCTTGAAGCGCCGCCAGGAGCGTGGGTGAGGTTGTGCGCGGCACGGTTCTAAGAGATCTCCACCTGCGACCGCGGGCCCTTGAGGACAATGGATCTTGCCATCTCCCGCGCCTCTTCTGGATTACGCTTTAGCGCATCTGCGATCTGCTGGATTTGATCCTCAGAGGCATGGACCTCGTATCGAAGGCGAACGGTCTCACCGGCCTCAGCCAGTAACTCGAAGCGGATGCACTCTGGCGGGATAATACCGGCAGCGATAAGCTCCTTGATCGCCTTGGAGTTGTGTGGTGAAATTGCCATGTCTACTTTGCCTCTCGAACTTCGAAGGTCAGCCCGTAAATTTTGCCCTCTTTGATCGTCCACTGGACCTTGTTAGCCTTGAGCCTCCAATAGCGCGGGGTTGTGCCGTCCGTGGTCAACTCGTTGGGGAAGAGGGTGCAAACCCCGGAGGGAAACTGAAACACGTTCGCGACCCCATCGCAGGACTCGATGAATGCGGCCCACAGCGCGCCTTGCGCCGCCGTCATGGACGCCATGGAGACGGAGGCCTCTTTCCAATTCGCCTGCCAATCGTAGGTCTGTTGCTGCGCGGTAAAGGGATTCGTGTTCGCGCCCGCAACGGCGTTGTGCGCGAACTCCAGGGACGCCGGCGCCGGCGGATCCGTGGGCATCGAAACTATGGTCCATCCCAGGTACGTGGACATTACGCTTTCGCCCTTTGGGGGACGCGCCAGGACCGCTGCGCGTTGGCCCGTACCGCGGTGGCCACCGCCGATTGATGCGTGGCTTCGAGCGCCCGCGAGATCCGATTGGCCGCGCCCAGGTCCGCGCCGCGGGCATCGATGTGGTTGATCGTGGTGGATGATCCTCCGATCTTGCTGGCCGGCGTAATCGTGCCTGCCGTGCGGGGGCTGAAGAACTCCGGCTCATGCTCGCCCACCACGTAGGCGCCGCCAGGGTCCACGTCACCGCCCCCGGCCATGAAGGTGATACTGCTGCTCACCGCTTCACTTAGACCATCGGAAGCAGCCGAGCCGCCAGAGGAGAAGAGACTCTTGAGAAGGGCGCCAAAGCCACTCGCCCCGCTCTTGATTAGCCCGGGAAGATTGCTGAAGCTCGCACTGGGTCCTCCGGTCCCCGTGGGACTTCCGCTTGCACTCGCCCCGCTCTTGATTAGCCCGGGAAGATTGCTGAAGCTCGCACTGGGTCCTCCGGTCCCCGTGGGACTTCCGCTTGCACTCGCCAGCCGCACCCATAGCGCCTTGGCCGCCGTCGAGCCATCAGGCTTTGCTTCGAGCCCATGAATGCCGAACATTTCTCCCAGCTTCCCGAGGCCCTTTTGCATCAGAGATTTCGTACTCTCCTTGACCGTCTCCTCGCCGAGGCTCTGGAACATCTTGCCGAAACTGGTTTTCTGTCCGGTGAGTAACTTTGCAAACTGGTCGGAGGTCTTGTCGAGCGCCGAATTCAACGTGTCGTAGATGATATTGGCCGCGCTCTTGGCATCTTCCTGCATCTCCAGGAAGAAAGCCTTCAGGCCGTCCTTCGCGCCCTTCAGCTTCAGCTCCTGCTGGACGGCGATCTTCAGCCGCTCGTTCTCCAGATCCCGGAGCGCGATCTCGATTTCCAGAGTGTCGCCGTGATCCTTCTTTTGCTTTTGGAGAGCCGCCTCAATCTGATCTAAGCGCGCCACCTGGTCGCTGTAAACCGTGACGAGCTTCCCGGCCTCCTCGGTAATGGCGTGTTGATGCTCGGCTTCATCGAGTGCTCGTTGCGCGGCTACTTCACCTGCGCTCGCCCCGCCCCGCTCCATCTCCGTGTACTTGCTTTCCAGCCCCGCCTTGCGCTGCGCCTCCGCGCCGGCAAACACCGCGTCCGTGAGCCTCTGCGTTGCCGCTATCTTCTCGTTGAGCTTCGCCAGGGTCTCGGCGTCCACGTTGGCGCGGGTTGCGTTGTATAGGTCTATTTCGGCCTTAATCAGCACCTTGGCGGACTCCGCGTCATTGTCCTCGGATATCTGCTTGATCCTGTGGGCGAGCGTCGCCTGCCGAACGGCCTCCGCGCCCTGTGCCTGCACGGCCGCGAGTTGCTTTTCAAGTTCGATCTGATTACCGAGCTTCTCCAGCGCGCCGGCCACCTGCTCGCCGTGCGTGGCGTCATACGCCGCGCCGAATCCCGCCCGGAGTTTTGCCGCATCAGCCGTGAAGGCCGGGTCGACATAGTGCTCCTTCATCGCACCCATCACCTGGGTCTCGACGTTCGCCCGCTTCGTCGCCTCATAGCCTTTGCCGATGGCAGCCGTCAGAAGCTCCTGTGATCGAATGCGCTCGTTTATGGACGTAGTAGTGGATTCGAGATGTGTCTTCCAGGTGGCCTCCGCCTCGGCGGAAGCAATGGACTGTTCTATCGCGGCGATCTGGCCTTTCTGGGCGTCCGTAAGTTGGACGTGGTGCGACTCCAGCGCCTTGTTGACTTCTTCGATGGCCTTCTGTGCCTCACCGAAGGCTTTAGCGAGAACCTGCGCCGCCTCCGGCTGGCCAATGGCCGCTAGCTTTGCCTTCACGCCGTCCAACTGCGCGCTAAGCGCCTTCATTCGGTCTTCGAAGGGCTTGTCGAGCTGCGAGTTCGCCGCGCCGGTCTCTAGCTCGGTCTTTTTGCCGGTCAGGGCAGTATTGGCGGACTGGAGGGCAAGGAATTGGGCTTGATCGGCGAGCGCGGTTTTTAGCCCCTGCAGCTCAGCCAATCGAGCAGCCTCATTTCTGGGCTGGGAGCCGAACAGACCGGCCGCGCCGCGGCTTTGGATTCCGAATTCCGCCGGATGCGCAAGCCCCTCGGCTTTTTTGATCTCGGTCTCAATCCAATCCTGCGCCTGCTTGTATGCCGCCGCGAGATCGGAGTCCATTTTCGCGCGCGCCGCCTTCTGTGCCTCCGGGGTAGCCGCATTTGCGATTGCGGCCTCTCCTCTCGCGGTTATGCTCTGGATGTTCCCAGTGAATCCGCCGGTGCCGGTCTCTCCTCCGATGTACTTCTTGATGTCGCTGGTTTCGGCTGCTCCAAACCAGGATTTGAACCACCCGACGTTCTGCTCCTTGAGAAGTTTGTTGATGGAGGCGAGATCCTTTTCAAGGGACTCCGCCAGCTTGTCGGCAGCCACGCGCGCTTCGTCGAGAGCGAGTTTCAGCGTGTTCTGCCGCCGCCCTTCCAACTTCGCGATGTCGTTGGCCAGCCGATCGTTTGAAACGAGCAGTTCATCGTTGCTGAGGTGAACAGCCTGGTTCAGTGAACGGAAGGCATTTGCTATCTTTGCCGGCCCTTCCTCCATGCCCTTGAAGAAGTCGTAAACCTTCTTTCCGACCTCTCCAATGACACCCGCGAAGGCGATGGCTCCGACAACCGGAAAGGCCGCCTGCACCGCTTTCCCAAGCCCAGGGATCATCACCAGGAACGCATCCGCCGCGCGCCGGTTGTTGGTGAAGTTTCCCTCGACGGTTTTCATGGCCGCCGAGACGGCCCGATGCTCGGTGACTCCAGCAGCGCCAAATTGATGCATCGAGCTGGCGCCCTGGGAGCCGAACGAGCGGAGACCAGCCTTGCCCTTTTCCAGGTCCACGAGCATCTTGGCGGTGCCAGCGTTTACGTCGATCGAGATTATGGCTGCTTTGCGTCCCATGATTTGTTAGGGATTTATATAGTTGACTCCCGTTTTTCGCTTGACAAACGTGAGGGAGTCAGGTACACTGAATACAGATCGAATCCATCGATCAGGAGAGCAAAAATGAAAGACATGATGGCGTGCAGCCAGGAATCGATTGACGCTGGCTTGAGCATTACCCTCCAGAGCGGATTGACCCGGCATATCAAACATTGCGAGAGCAACGGTGGCCAGCATTGGCACACCTGGATTGACGACAAAGACGGCTTTGCGCAGGAAGGCCGCACGATCACGAAGGCTGTGGCGCAGGCCATGGCAGCCCGGCACAATCTCGAATTGCCGTTGCTCGACACCGATGCCATTGGCGTCGGATTTTGGGATGGCAACGGAAACCGCCAATCTATCGCGCCGCTCGAATCGCGGCAATCGAAGCAGACCGGGAAGCGTACCGGAGGGAGCACTAAATGAGCCGATCTACCATCAGCACCTACGAGCTTTTCGACTTGTTCCCCGATGAGGAAACAGCCCGCGTCTGCCTGGAAGGCCGTCTGTGGCCGAACGGGACCATCTGCCCCACTTGCAAGGCCGGGGACCGCATCACGCCAAGGGCAGACGGATACTACCGTTGCAACGCCTGCCAGCTTGACTTCACGATCCGTACCGGGACCGTCTTCGAACGTTCGCACGTTCCGCTGAACAAGTGGGTCTATGCCATGTATTTGCTCGTTACCGCCCGCAAGGGCATCTCCTCCATGCAACTGGCAAAAGAGATCGGCGTTACCCAGAAAACGGCATGGTTCGTCTTGGGGCGCTTGCGTGAGGCATGCGGCGGCGAACTCGACAAGTTGCGCGGAACCGTGGAGGTCGATGAAACCTTCGTCGGTGGCAAGGAGCGGAACAAGCACAAGCACAAAAAGCTGAACGCGGGCCGTGGTTCGGTCGGCAAGACTGCCGTGCTCGGGATGCGGGAGCGCGGCGGACGCACGATAGCGATGGTGGTTCCCAACACCGATATCGCCACCGTCCAAAACGAAATTCACGGCGCGGTGGAAGCCGGTTCGCAAATCTACTCCGATGAGTTCGGGGCGTATGCGGACCTGGATGGCTTGTTCTTTCGCCACGACACGGTAAACCACAGCAAGGGCGAGTTCGCCCGTGGCGCGGTGAGCACCAACAGCATTGAAAGCGTCTGGGCTGTGATGAAGCGCGGGCTGCATGGCGTCTACCACCACGTCACGCCGAAACACCTTCACCGCTACGTCGATGAGTTTGCGTTCCGGCTGAACGAAGGCGACGTTCGGCGGCACACCATGAAGCGCCTGGACAGCTTCGTGGACGGCATCGCCAACAAGCGCCTGACGTACAAGAGGCTCATCGGATGAAACCCGTTCCTCCGATCCTCGACAAGATGGCGGATTTGGTGCTGAACTACCGGCCCAAATCAAAGATGAAAAAGGCGCGGAAACGCAAGAAGGCAAAGCGCCCGTAAGCCGTTGGGAATTATGAGTGAAGGTAGTCATCTATATAAGTCCCATTTGTTAGGCCGCCGATTCCGCCACGTCCGCCCATGTGGTACCGGACGCAAGTTCCCTTCCAAGTGTTTCCGTGAACGCATCCACCGCCGCCTCGCCCGAAGCCGCGGCCGCTGGCCGCATAAACGGGTGAGGAACGACCGGCTCGTGGATGTCCCGCAGCTTGCCGAGTGCCTTGTGACCGATCATGCGGTGTCCGTACTCCACCCAGTTGGCGACATGCCCCTGGTTGCCAAAGTTGATGCAGGCGTATCCGCCGTAACTATCGGTATCGAGGCCAATGTCAGTGCGGAGCGCTTTTTTCAGATCTCCGGTGATCTCCGGCGTGACCGCTTCAACCGCTTGGACGATGGGGACGGCAGCCGCGGCAAGCGCACGCGCAATCCCCACCTTGGCGGTTTCCTTCGGCACCCGATCCAACATCGCGCAGGCTTCCTCGATCCCGGATATGTTGAAACTGAACTCGTCAGGCATTGATTTGGGACGCCAGGAATGCGCGGACCCTTGTCGCCACACGTCGGCGGTTCACTCGCCGCGGTTTCTCTTTTTCCCTCTCTCGACGCGATGGCATGAAATCCGCGGCGCAGAGCGGCTCCTTGGGGGACTTCATACTCCAGTTGGCCACGGTCGAGGCGACCGTCCCCGCGAGCAACTCCTGATGCTCAACGCGCTCCCGGTGCTGATCTATCAACAGGTGGAACTGGCGCGGGGTCAGGGCGTAGAATTCTTCATCCGTTAGCCCCAGATGCACCCGCGCCATCGACCAGCAGCGCGCCCAAAGTTCCCGATTGCTCAGCTTTCGGCCGGCGCGCTGGCCGCGGGAGGGTCCGCCCGTTTTGCTGGCATGGAGACCCGGTAGGCCTTGGCCAATGCCTCCGTGATGGGCTCGATGGTATCCAGCCGGACCAGGGAGCCAGCCTGTTCGATGGTGACCTCAGGATCCGCCACCGACATGGCCGCGTAGAGCAGGCCGCGCAGTTGGAGCGCCGTGAGGTCGAGCAGGCTTTCGAGACCAGCCAGCAGATTACAGCCAGCGACGTGTTCCGCCTCGGCGATGGAGTTGAAGCTGTACGACAGGCGATAAATCTTCCCGTTCAGTTTCAACTCGGCGAATTCGATGGTGGGATCCGCCACCGTTCCGGCAACGCTATGCTTCGCCATTTTAGCTGCCGACGGCGAGAACGATCGGTCCCGAAACCTTCAACTTCGCCTGGGTGGAGATCTTCTTGTCGGCCTTCACCGTCCCGAGATCGTTGAACTCCTCGACCATCGAGGAGAACGCGAAAGCATCCCCGGTGCTGCTCTGGCCGGCCGCCTTGGGCAACGTGATCTTATACTGCTTGATCGTCGGCGGAAGTGCGTCGAAGGATGCGAGAACCGCCACCTGGCCGGCGTCTCCGGAAACCCGGTTGAGGGTCAGTGCCCAGGAGCCAGGGGTAAGAATCGTCGGGATGAACTCCTCCGCCGAACTTTGCAGGTTTGTGGCATCATCCGATTTGTTCGTCTTTCCGGATTGGGCGATGTCGGTAATTTCTCCGACCGTTGTCCAGATCGCGGAACTGACGGTACCTGTGTTGATGGCCAGAATGCTTCCGTTGCCACTCTGGGCCTGAGTCGAAGTGTAAGCCATGTCTTCTCCTTAGATTTGGTCGTAATTCACGAGATATTCCAGCGTCCGCACGTAACTGCGATTTGCATCGCTGAATCCGTCGGTAAAGGGCGCCATGCGGAAGATTCCCTGTACCACCGTGTGATCGGAGTCCGGCAGCACTCCCGAATAGCCGCCGCGCAAAACCCCATCGATAGCCCGGGCGAGCGCAATAGCGTCGGCCATCGCATACCCGTGGCAATCGATCTGCAGCTCCAAGCCGGTAAACGGGTCCTGGCCCTGGAGAGTGTACGTTGGCTCGGCAACGATGCAGCGGTACGTCCAAGCCATCGCCGAGGCCGAGGAGATCTGATCCTTGGGTAACTGAACGGCGAAGCCTCCCGGCACACCAGGGAGCGCCGATGTGATACCCTGCTGGACCAGCGCTACAAGTCCAGCCTCGATCATCTAAGCGCCTCCTCGGCGCGATGAAAACGCCGCATGTACGGATTCCCCTCCAGTTCTTCCCAGGCTAGGCCCCCGATCACGCGCCCGCTCACGTTGTCGGCGTGGTTCGTGGCGTAGAGCAGATCGCGGCCGTCAACCGCTATCGCGGCGCCCGCGTGTTCTGCGGCGGACCAGAAACGATCATCTTCCCCGCAGCCCACCGCCTCGAATCGATGTCCCTGCCACCATTCGCGGCGGTAGCATAGAGACGTTCCGGTCACCAAGCCATCGGTCTTGTGAAGCCTCCACCAGCCCGACGACGTCCGGGCCTTGCCGTTCTCCACCACGCGCACGTCGCGCGTTTCGCGGACCAGGATCGTGTGGTATGCGGTCACCTCCTTGCCAGTCTGCTGGAGGCGTCGAACCTGATCGGAAATACGGTCCGGGGCACTGTAATCGTCATCGTCGAAGTGGCAAATTATCTCGCCGCGACTTTGCTCGCAGCACAGATTTCGCTTTTCGCCGAGGGTCAACCCGCGCCGAGCTTCAAAATGAAAGAGGACTTGCGGGTCGCCAACTGGAATCAGCCCTACGCACTCGTCCTCGGAAATGATCCACATTTCCTTATTGGGCCAACTCTGCTGCTGAAAGCTATCGATGGCGCGCGGCAGCCATTCCCGGCGCCGCTCCGTGGTGGGGCAGATGCAGGAAACGAGCGGAATGTTGAAAAACCCCGAATAGGCGCAGGCATCCTCTCCGATCCACGAACGCAACAGCTCGAGGTCTGGATCTGGCGTCATCAATTCGCCGCCATGCCGATGGGGCCAACCCTGCCCGGGTCGACCCGGAAGGCCCTTTATTCCCACCGTCTCATTGCCACCGAACAATTGCTTTTCGCCGGCCGTTCCCCACAGCGCCACATCAATCAATGCGCCAGATTCGCAGACCCCCTTCAGCAACGGCAGGTATTTGGCGCGGATTCCCGTCTGAAACAGCGAGGCATGCTTGTCGTTTCCGCAGTCCATCCACATGCGAGACCGAACGTTGTAATATCGGCCGGGATATTCGCCCACAAGCGGGGCAGCCTCCAGCCGCCACGCCATCGTCTCAAGGTAGGTGGGTGCGTACCAATCGTCATCTTCGATGATGAGCACCTTGTCGAACTGAACTAAAGGCAATGCGGCAAGGATGTTCCGGTGCTGCGAATTCTCCCCGAGGCGCCAGAAAGGTTGCGGGCGTATAGAGACCTGCCCCATTGTCAAAGGCGTGGATCTTTCGCAGTCGTCCACCACGATCCACTGAACCTCTCCGCGATAGGTCTGGCGCGCTATCCACCGTTCGCACAGGGAGAACGCCTCGGGCCTGCCCCCGGTCGGCGTGATGAGCGTCAGGCCCATTTCTGTTCCAGCACCCGATTCATATCGGCCATTGACGCGCGCCAGTCGGAATCGGACATGATCCGGCGGTACGACGTCGAGCCTGTGCCACTTTCATGCCCGTGGATCACCGTGGCCTTTGGCGTGACCGCGAGCGTAAACCCCGCCTGCTGGGCCCTCCGGCAGAAATCGAAATCATCGGAACCGTAGCCCGTAAATCTCTCGTCCATTTCGCCAACCGCGCTCAATACCGCGCGCTTGATATAGACACAGACGAATGCAAGCTCATGCTGGGCCAGCGTGACCTCGCGGAGCCTGCATCCGGAGACCTGCAATGGGTTCGCTACGCTTCCGACAACCTGTGGAGAGACGATTCCTATATTTGTTTTGGAGTACGCCGCTCGGCGCAGCTCGTCGACGGTGCCTGGCTGACTGAAAATCACATCGTCATTGGTAAACAGTACGTCCGAATCCGAATCGGTGGCTTCGATGGCGATGTTCCAGTTGCGCGCGAAAACGAACGGACGCTTACCACGCACCACCGTCCAGGGAGAAGGCGACACCCAGTCGCCATCCGATACCATCAGGCGCGGGAATGTGGCGGCGTAGTGGTTGACGGATTCGTGCAGCCGCAAAAACACGTCCTTGAAACGCGAGAGGGTGACGATGGTCACGCGCGGCAGGTTATCCTCCCAGCACTGGAGGGTGTTCGGATCCTCGAGGAAGTTAGAGCCAGCCGACAACCCCTCGTACTGGACATGCCAGCCCCAGGAGCGCTCCTCTGTATTCCAGCGATTCAGGCGCTCGGCCATCTTGCGGGCGCCGTGCCGCTGCCCGCGAATCGGGTAGTGTTTTAGGACCCACTTTTGGGGATGGACTTTCATCCCCGGAAAGCCGAAGGCGTGGCCTCCGCCGGCCGCCCGCGTTCCCAGGCCGGTCAACCTGCCGGTGTTCTTCCACGCCTTGATGTGGTTCAGCCCGCAGTCGACGTGCGCCCTGGTGTAATAGGAAAAGTGCCTCTCCGGGTCGCCGATATAATCGTCGTCAATCGGCCTGAACAGATACAGATTGTGATTGACCGCGTTGTAGCCTTCGGCCTCTACTCGCTGAAGGCCGCGGACTATCGTTTCGCCTGGTCGCGGACTGCGCCGAATTTCATCGGCGTCGTGGAAGATGCACCAGTCAGCCTTAGACGCGGCGGCCACCTCATCGACGCGGTGTAGCATGGAGAGGCAGTTATAGCGATCCTCGGGACCGCTCGAGGGAAACCGCTTCCGCCCGCTGATCGGCAGCCAGGAAAGCATTTCCCAACTGCCGTCTGTGCTCCAATTGTCGATGATGTACACCTCGATGCCCTGGTCAACGAGGTGCTGGATCGTCCACGGCAGAATGTCCGCCTCGTTCCGGACGGGCATGATGGCCAGCGCTCTCAAGCCGCGACCTCCTGGCCGGACGTGCGGCGCGATAAGCCCAACTCTCGGCGCACCGATGCTTCGACGATCTCGGGAAACTCCGCCAGCTCGCCCGCGTCAAGGGCGGTTGTGCGCGTGGTGCGTGGCAGTTCCAGGCCGGCCGCGCCGCGGAAGGGAACGCCGCGCCGCTCGTAATCGAGTTCGAACTCTACGTCGAATCGTTCCGGGTGCTCGTGGATCGCGCTACCGGGGTATGGAACCAGCATCGTGACCGTCAGATCGTCTACTTCGTTCTCAATCAACCAGCGCCGCGTCTGCTCCACGGTCTCTCGCGTCTCGCCCGGCAGACCGATGATGGTGAATGCCTTGAATTTGATCCGCGCCTCGCGGCAGAACCGCCGCGCGAGCGAGTTGACCTCGGGAGTCGTTCCCTTAGAAACTCTGCGCAGTATCTCCGCTGATCCACTCTCTACGCCGAAACACAGCCACGAGCATCCAGCCGCGGCGAAGGCCTCAACCTGCTCGCGCGTCAACAGGTCCGCCCGCGCGTTGGCCTTGAACCGCATGCCGAGCGGAGCCATTCGCCGGCAGAGGTCCAGCAGACGGGCGTTCAATAAATTCATCTCATCGTCATGGAAGACCAGGGAGCCGAAACCCATATCCTTCAACTGGCCGATCTCCTCGATGACGTTGTCGACCAGCCGCGCGCGCACCTTGCGCGTGCTGGCCCATCGCGAGCAGAAAGCACACGCGAACGGGCAGCCCCGTTGCGAGACAAGCGAAGTTGCGGCTTCTCCGTCCACCGCGCACGAATAATCCGCGATCGGCACCAAATGACGTGCGGGAATCGGGTACCGGTCGACGTCCACGGGCCCGCGGCCCTCGCCATTCCCAACAGCCAAAGCGATGATCGTTTCCTCTCCGTCGCCGGCGACGCCAACATCCGCGCCCAGGCGCTCCGCATCCCTGCGCACCGAGAGGTGTGGCCCTCCAACCGCCACCCGTACGCCCGGATAGAGAGACCGGCATCGTGAGACCAGAGATCGCACCGCCACAAACTGGGCCGTGACGCAGGTCACTCCGATCAATGATGGGTTATATCCATCGAGCGTCTCACCGGGCAAGTTCAGATCAGCCACCCGCACGCGGAACCCGTGCGCCTCGAGCGCGGCTCCCAAATAGAGCAAGCCCAGGGGAGGCACGAAGGCCGGCTCCGCGAGGAACTCGGACCGCGGATTGATTAGAAGAACTTCCTTCACCTTGTCGCCTTCAGTTATTCGGCCCGATCCCGAGGCACATCAACACGGCGTAGATGTTCATCCGCCTCACGTTCTCCACAGCCTGAATCACGAATTGCGCGCCGTCCGAGGTCTGAATTCGCTTGTTCGCTGTGAACTCCGGCCGAAACCACATGGTGACCTTGACGTACACCTGCGAGATGTCTTGGCCGGCTTTGATGATGTCGGTTCCCCGGAGGTACTCAAAATCGGCCCACGCCGTCACGGGGATATCATCCGCCTTGTAGTCCACCTTTGCGCCCGACGCATCCGACCCGGAGACCTGCTCCAGGAGAGTGATCTGATGCCGGAACCGTCCAGGATCGACGGTGGGCCAATTGGAGCCGAGCGACATCAAAGCCTCAAATCCATCGCCGGGCCCAAGATCGCTTTCACGCAATCGCGCGCCTTGGCGTCAAAACTGGGCATCCGGTTCACGTACCAGGCGTTCACCAAGACCTTGATGGCAAGCTTCAGCAGTTCCCAATGCCCCGGCGTACCATTGGTGACCAGGAGCGCGGTCGCGGCCCCGCCGGTCAATGCTGGATCGCGCATCGACGCCGCGCCGGAATCGTCGACCGAGGCTATTACCGTGTTCAGGCACCCTCCAAGTACGCCAGCCCCTGGGATCGAGATCGGCTGGCCCACGTTCGATTGAGTGAAGGAACCGCCCGTGAGGGCGTCGGCGCCGCTTGTTGTGGTCACTGCCATCGGCGTGGCGTAGCCGACCTTGTAGTTCACCTGCACGGCATTGACGACCACGCGAGCCACGGGCCACATTTGGCCGAACAGCGGCGTGAGGCGCGCCGGCTGTGATTGCAGATCCAAGACGAAGTTCCATTCTGCCGGGGCGTCTGGATGCCCGTTCGTCATGTCCGCAACGGCGCCGTTGGCATCCTGGTAAACGAATGCGACCAGGTTCTGCACGGGCGGATACGGAAGCAGGATTGCGTAACGAATGCCCACCAGCACGGCGTTCGATCCGGAGACGAAGGGAGACGACACCTTCTGGCCGGCCAGCTTCATGTCGATGTAACCGGGGAAGAAATCCATCATCAGCGCCCAGGTCTGCTGAACGAAGCGGCGCTGTGTGAGTGTTTCGCACCACGCCCGCGCCGCTACTTCGAGCGTCGTCAGGACGTCGTCCTGGGTGGTATCGCCCTGGTCCATGCGGAGCATGTCTTTCAGCTCTTGCATCAAGACCGGTTCAACGAGTGGCGGGGCTGTGCAGATTAGGGCCATTGGTTGTCTTTCAAAAAGGCGTGCGGCCCCTGGAGGATATTGGGCCGCACGCTGCAGATGGGAGAATCCGGTGTTCGCTTAGCTCGCGGCGTTGATGCCGACGGCTACCGGGTGCGTGCCGGCATCGATGAGTTGGGAATCGAACCGCTGGAAGGCGATGAAGCCGACCTGGAGGTAATCGGCGTAGCGCTCCACCAGCCGCATGACCGTGGTTCCTCCGGCCACTTCACGCACCTTGAAGGTGCTCATATCGCCGAAGAGCACGGACTTGGCGCTGGCGGCCGGCGTCGCCATGTCCTGGTTGATGACATAGGGGTGATCGAGGATGAGCGGCTTGGCCGCGATCAGATCCACCGCGGCGCCGTCGCGGAAGCTGGCCGAAAGCCCGGGCTGCCATAGCGGGCGGCCCACGCTATCCACGATCTTCTTGAGGGATTTCAGCACCAGATCGCTGAACATCCAGCGGGTGGCCGGGTTGAAGCGGTACGACGGATTGACGGTGTGCTCCAGTTCCACCAGGTCCGCGTAGGCCGGGGCCGTGACGCCGGCGCCGCTATTGCTCGCGAACTGGTAGGTGCTGTTCGCTGCCACGGCCGCCGTAACGATGCCAGTCGGCTCGTTGGTTCCGGTGCCGAGGGTGCACTTCCAGTTGTAAAGACGGCCGAGACGGGTACCGAGCATCCGCGCGGTCAGCTCGTCCATGTCGAAGAAGGCGTCCTGGATCAGGGCGAGCGGGATCAGAATCAGGTCGCTCGATCCGATGTAGGCGTTGAACGTGACCGAGTTGAACGCGAAGTCCGTTTCGGTCACCTGCACATTCACGCCGATGATGCGCCCACGATTCGTCGTGTCGTTTACGGTCGGCCAGGGAAAGGGATTGCCGCTTTCCGTGGTGAACTTCCCTACCACGTCGTCGATGCCACCGAACCATTTCTTGGCCTCTTCGAGCATGTTGGAAAATCCGGTAGGGATCAGGTAGCCGCCGCCCGTGGTGGTGAGCGTCTGCTGAGCGCGAATCCTGGGATCGTTATCGATCCGCATGTGAATCCGCTCCTCGGAGTCGAGCGCCGCGATCCCGTTTCGCAGCCATTTCGAGAACGCCCGGTAAGCGGCGTCCTTCATGCGCTCGGCGCGGGCCTTGCCGGTGATCCGCATGGTGTCCTGGAGCTCTTCCACCTGGACTTCCGTGGGCTTTACGCCACCCGGCGCGGCGGCCAGCGCGTCCACAATGGCGGTCGCCTTTTCGGCGGCCTTGATGCTGTCTTCGAGGGCCGTGTATTCGGTTTCGAGCGCGTGAAACTTCTCACGCTCTTCGGAGGTCAGGCCCCGGTTGTTTTCGTTTTTCGCTTTGTCCACAATGGCCTGCAACTGGGCGGCCAGTGGCGCGAGCTTTTCCCGTAACGCTTTGGCGTACATGAGCTTCTCCTTGTGTTGTTCAGGTTGCGCGCCTGCGAGCGCCCTGGCGCCCACGCCTCGCTTGCCGATGGTTGTGGGATCGGCTTTTAACTCGATTCAGCGGCCCAGCATCGATATGCGGGCCTCGTACAGACTCAGATCCGATGCCGCGCTGGCGCCTTCCTGCATTGGGCAGTCCTTGCAGTTCTTGTCGGCGCAGTCCGCGTCGGTGCAGGCGTCGCAGTTCGACGCCGCGCAATTCTCACACGAGCATTCGCACTCAGCCTTCGCCTGGAATCGCGCGCGGAACCTCTGCGCCAGCGCCATCGCTTCCGGCTCCTCCGCCTGGCTGATCTCGGTGCAGAATCCGTCTCGCAAGCAATCCTGGGAGGACATCCACGTTTCGGCATCCATGAGAGCCCGGATTTCCGCCGTCGTTTTTCCGGTGCGATCCACATACGCCTGGCCAATCGCCTCCGAAACCTTATCCAGCGTATCGGCCATCTTGCGCATGTCGCTGCCGTAGCCGCGGCAGTCGGACCAGGCATTGTGAATCATCATCATGGAGCTCGGCCCCATCGTGATCGTGTCTCCCGCCATCGCCACGACAGAGGCAGAGGAGGCGGCAACTCCATCCACGAAGACGGCCACCGGCTTGCCCTGCGAACGCATCAGGGAATGAATTGCAATGCCTTCGAAGGCGTCACCGCCGGGCGAGTTGACGCGCAATGCAATCTTGGTGTAGCCGCCGGCCGAGTCCATCTGCTTCTTGATGGCGGTGGCGCTGATCAGCCCTTCGGTGGAGCAGCCCCAGGACTCCAGCATGCTGATGGTGGCCGCATCCACGATGTCTCCGTAGATCAGCATCTCGAGTGTGCCATCGGGAAGGATCGAGGCTTGAAAGCGCGGCCGCGCCGCGGACGCGGGCTTCGGTTGCTGCGGGGAACCGTGGACCCGAAGTTGTAAGGGCATTTTCAGAGTTTCTCCCCGATGTAGTCCGCCTCGCCCATACTGGCGATAAGCCGGAGTTGCTGTTCCAGCCACCCGACGTGTTTTTGATGCCACTTCAGGAGGTGCTCGAACAGGTTGCGCGTGGTGTCATCGAACGCCCTCATAGCAACCTGCACGGCCTGTTCGTACGGCTGCATGATAGCCATTTCGAGCGCCAACTCGGCCTGAAACAGAGCGGTGAGTCCCGCCGCCTGGACAACCGGAGCAACCGTATAATTCAGGTCGCCGCCGAGCAAGAGCAGCCGGTCCTGTGTCTTCTTTACCCAACAGTGGGCATCTCCGCCGAATCCATGGAGCACCTTGGCTACTTTCTTGGCCCCCACAAACTTGACGTTTCGCCAGTCCGCGCGGTACTGCGTGTTCAGGTGCGTCTCCGCTGCCACGGCGGATTGTAGTGTCGCTAAAACTTCCGAATGTCCCGTCATGCGATCTCCCCGGCGAGTGCGCCGTAAACCTGTTCCGTGATTCGCGCCGCAATAGCCGCGGCGTCTTTCTTCTGCCAACCGGCGGCGGCGGAGGCGATTTCCGCAACCTGCGATTCGACGGCCTCCAGCTCCCGCCTCGATAGCTCGGCGTTTCCGAATCGCTGCGCAACGAGCGCTTGGGCCATCGACGCGACCGCCGGGTAAATCGCGCGCCGAGTGAATTCGGCCTCTCCACCACGGTTGATCGCACGCCCGACAGCATCCCGGAACAGCCGGCGATAGGAGGCGATGATCTGATGGCCCCGTAACTCGGCGGCCGGGTTCCCCTCGTCGGAATTGGTGCCAGCGCCCCCGCCGGCCGCCGAGTTATCCTCTGCGCCGGGCAGTAGGGACGTGAGGGAAATGTATGCCCCTTGAACGATCCGAATGTGGCCGCCGCCGGCCTCGCCTATCGGATTCTGCCTGAGCGCCCGGAGCACATCGTCGGCATGATAGATGCCGCCGTTTCGAAGCGCCATCAACCCGGCCGTCTGCGACGCGAAGTCGCCCCGCGTCAGGTCCATGAAGTTGTGCTCACAGATAAACGGGCCGCTGAGGAGCTTATAATTGATCTCCTGTTCCATGTTCACCGCCCGGGGCGAAAGACAGAAGCGGACGTAATCGAGCCCCTGGTGTTCGATGTTGTTGTTGGTCGCCCGCTGAAGATCCTGGAGAAGGTGCATGGGCACGCGGTAGAGGCAAGCTATTTCCTCTTTTTGAAACTTCCGCGTGGCGATGAATTGGGCATCCTCGGGGGGTATGCTGATCTGCTCCCACTTCATGCCCTCCTCGAGAATGACGGGCCGGAGTGCTGTTTCCCCGGTGGCCCATTCGCGCAGGGACTTTTTGAGGTTCTCGTAAGCCTCCGGCTCCAACGTCTGCGGGTGGCTCAGTATTCCTGTGGCTCGGGCTCCATTTCCGAAGAACTGCGCTCCGAACTTTTCGGCGGCCATGCTCAGTCCGAAGGCGTTCTTGCATAGCTGGATTGGAGAAAGTCCCACGATGCCATCGAGGGATAGACCCATGAAGTGCAGCATGTTCTCGGGGTCGATCCGCGCAACCTGGCCGGTGTCAGTCTGGGTGGTGGCATAAGCAAACTCCCCATTGATCTTCACCGCGGAGGTTCTGCCGGAATCGAGCGGTATGAGCGCGATCGCGCGCGCGGCCTTGTCACGCTTGATCCACGAATAGCCATTTCCGTAGGAGGAGACCGATGCGAGCATGGCCGCGCGCCAGACCTGGCTCGACATATTCGGGTTCGGGCGATCATGTAGGAGCGGGTAACAGCGATGCGTCGTCGCCAGCCGCATGCTGTCATCGGGCATCTGCTGGAAGATGTCCAGAGAGATGCGCGAAAGGTCTTCGCTGATAATCTTGATGCAGCCATATGCCGTGGTGAGCCGCAGCGCCTGCTTCTCGTTGACCATCATGCCGGCGTCGGAACGGCCAATCCCGAGCGATTCAAACAGCGCGCTCATCGGGAGCAGCGGCTGCGCCGGATCTTCGAGCGAGAACGCCTTGATGCCGAGGTTGTTACTCAGCCAACCCATTACTGTCTCCGATTCGCCGCCAACGCTTCACGCTTCGCTATGCGCTGGGAGCGCTCGATCAAGAGTGCGAACGAAAAGAACATCAGGCCGGCCAGAATCAGCGCCGCCGGCCAGTAGATCGCGGCCACGCCGGATTCGAACGTCAGGAAGCCGGCAAGAATCAGCACGTCCTGAAGGTCAAGTTTCTTCATAGAGTGAGTAACCCGCGGGTCGCATAAATCGAGTGCTTCTTGGGCGCCGCTGCCAGCGCCCGCGCCATGGCGGTCACGGTCGCGGAGATCCCGTCGATGCGTTTGGACGATTTGGATCGCTCTGGCTTGCTCGGCTGCACGTTATCCTTGTGATCGCCCTGGAGCCGCAGACACCGCGCGTTCCAGTTGAATACCGGGTTGTTGCCGTGCCGGATTCGCTGGTCGAGGTACAGCGCAAGCAGTTCCTTCGTGGGAGAACTCAGCATCTTGAAAGTCTGGGCGATGTCCACCACCGTGATTCCCTCTTCCTTCTCCAACTTCTCGGCGGTATTCTTGAAATTCCACGGGTCAAAAGGCATCTCCCGAAGCTGAAACATTCCGTTAGCCCATTTGATTTTGTCCGTGATGGCAGCGAGCTTCACGGAGTTGCCGGGCGTGGACGTGATGAAACCGCGCCTAACCCACTCCGAGTACGGGACCTTGTCGCGCCGCTCCCGCTCGGCAACCTTCTCTTCGGGCATCCAGTAGTACAGCAGCACGGACCATTGCTCGCACGTTCCAGGCGGGAACAGTAGCGCCAGGGCGGTCAGATCGACAGTCCAGGACGCATCCACTCCGGCCCAGCATGGCTCGCCGACCAATTTCCAATCCCTGATGAGCAACTCGTCATCGTATGTGGGCCAGGTTCGAAGGTCTACGCCCCCACCGCACTGTTGCCATTTGACGATATCGATAACCGAATCCTCCTGCTGGCCCCAGTATCCGAGTTGGTAGCGCAGGTAGTCCGAACGGATGTGCGGATCGTTCTCCGCCTTGCGGCAGAGGTCCGCGAGGTCTTTGTCGCGGACGTACCCTCCGTTGTCCTCATGGCTCGGGTTCGCTGCAATGCGCGCTTCTTTCGACTTCCAGTAGTCCGGATCGGCTTCAATGCGTTTCGAATCGGCGGCCCAGATCCGCCCGTAGAAGCGGGGGTCCTGGAAGACCTTCTCTTTGATCTGGATCGCGTATTCGTGTCGGCGGTAACAGAGCGGCGATTCATCAGGATCCCCGGCGCTGGTGATGTCGATGATGAGCGGGTTTTTCCGCTTCATGACCTTACGCTCCAGAACCTCGTTAAGTTCGAGCGCGCGAAACGTTCGCCAGCGGTGAAGCTCATCCCGGACTACGAACGAAGGTGCCAGCCCGTCATGCGCGAAACCATCGGCAGAGATCGCCTTGTAGAAGCTCGTCGGATCGTCGCGCCGCACGATGGTCTTGGTTGATGGCGTGACCAGCATCCTGGATGACAGCCGCGGGTTGGCGCCGATCATCTGCGCCGCGGCGCGGAAAACAATCGAGGCTTGCTCTTTGGTGGTGGCCGCCGAGTAGACCTCCGTCCCGGTTCCTTGTGCCGTCCCCAGCAGGGCCACCACGAAGCCGGCGCAGATCGTCGTTTTCGAGCTTCCGTTTGGCATCTCTAAATACACGTCCCGGTAGACTCGGGTGCCGTCATCGTCCAGCGTCCCGAAAATGTCCCGTATGACTCCGCGCACCCACGGCATGAGCACGAACGGCTGGCCGGCGTAATCGCCCGTGAGCGTGAGCTCGCGCTCGAAGAACCGGGTGATCTTGCATGCCGCGCAGCGCAGGCGCCCATCGCTCAGAAGTTCGGCCCATTCCGTAGGCTCGTCGCAGAAGGAACAAAATCGCATTCATCTTTCTATGGCAGTTTCGGTGGTGGCGGAGGCTCTGGTAATCGTCGGAGCGGTGGCCATCCCGCTTTTGGGTTAGCTCGGTAGGCCGCCAGATTACGCAGTCTTAGCTGCTCCTCCCGGTATGGAACCACGGCAAAAACCCAGGTGATCAGCAATCCAGCGAAGAGGAGAACAAGAAGTTCCGTCATACTTTAAACCTTCAGCAGTTGCGGCCCACGGGCAAACGTCGCCACTTCCTCGGGGTCAGGGTGTAGCTCGCGCTGCGCTCCGCTGATATGGATACTGCTGCGCGCCGAAGCGGACAGGCCAAGTTCACGCCGGAGAACGTTTTCCCGGTGACGCAGGGTGTTCAGCATCCGGCCCGATTTTGTCATTTGGGCTTGGGAGGCAGCGGCGGCGATCTCCGCCTTAGTGACTTTAACGCCTTGTTCTTTGGTCTGCTCCTGGGTCGCCCTGACCGCCCTCCGTTGAGCATCCCGCATCGCCCGCTGTAAGGTATCCTTGTCCGCCCGTACCTCACAGTAATCGGCCAGCACTGCCCCATCCGCGATGGTGAGCAGGCCGGGGACCTGTAGCATGATCGCCACGGTGATGCCCCAGATCCTGCGCGCACCCCTGCTCAATCCCCGCGGCATGTCCGGTTCACCCTCCGCAAACTGCGGCTCGTGGTCATTCACCGCGCGCTTGCCCGGAAATCCCTGCGCCGCCTCTAACGCGGTTGGCTTTTTGGCTGGTCCACGAAGCCCCATTGTTTTCAACTATTTTGTAACTTGCGGAAATTCGCGTGATGCTGCGCGACGGTCACCGTAAGGCCTTGACCCCAGAGAATTTAACCACCCTCCCCCTTGGAGGACCCAATCACCACTGCCTCATCCCATCCCAGAGCGGGTGCGCCGGCCGCCATGGAACAGGCGGCTGCAAGGCGACGATCAAGCGGCCCTGGCTGGAGTCGCCGCTATCTTCTTGGCTGCCTCGATGCACTTCGGACAGAGGGCCACTGAGCGCCCCCACAGCTTCACTACCCGCACTCGCTGGTTCCTGGCTGGGCAAATCTCGCACCGAACTTTCATGGCCGACCGCCTCTTCTTTCGCCGCCTCCGTTGCTTTGGCCTTACGCCGCATCGTTATTCTCCGCGCGCCGTCCTGGCCGCATGGCACCCATGGCAGAGCCCTCGCACATTGGCCTCAACGAGCCGCAGTTCGGGGTGATCCTTGACCTTGAGAATGTGGTGTCCATCCGTGGTGGGAGCGAGCTCGCAGTCCGCGCAGACGGGATGGCGACGTTTAAACCATTCCATGAACGCGCGCCAGGCGCCGTCATATCCTCGCTCGGCCGTCTTCGCGCGATCCTGTCCATACCCATGCTGCTCACACCTACCAGACTCCACCAACGCCGCGCAGCCGGGATACGTGCACGGGCGCCTTGGGGCAGCCAATTACTTTCCATGGTGCGTCCCGAGCCACTCGGCCAGGCGCTTCAAAGAGAAGCATTGGAGCGCGATGCAGACCACATAGGCCGGTGCGTCCACGCTCTCACAATCCCTTCAGCCCCGCCACCACTTCCTTGCCGTGCTCAAGGAGCAGCGTGCCGATAATACCCATGAGCGCCAGAACCACTGGCCTGGTCCATCCGACCCACTTGGCGTCCGCCGCCGCTTCCGCCCTGTCGGCGGCGCGGTCGCTAACTTGTCCGGCTTGCACGTTCTCGATCTGATCGTGCAGCCCGGTGATGCACTTTTGAAGCTCGCCAAGCAGCGGGCAACTGTGGTCGCGCGCGGCATTGCGCTTCTCAATCTCGATGATCTGAGAAGAGTGGCGCGCAACAGAACCATTGAGCGCGTCGAGACGCGCGATAACGAAGGCCTGTCCGGTTTCGAGGCGACCGAGCATTCCGGTCATAACGCTTTGAAAGTCTGCGAAGTAGCGCGGTACTGTGCCTTCGTCTGCCATCCGTTTCGCCATGCGCGCCTTGAGCGGCCCACCTAACCCGTCCCTGCTGGCCGCAGGTTGGTGGGCAAAACCCAGGTACTCCCGTCAGTCCAAGTCCCCCCACATCCGCATCAGGTGTAGCAGCCACGCTCGCGGTGGCTGGCCATCGTGCGCGGCGGCAATCTCGTACAGTGGCGCCGTCGCTACGACAACCTCGGGCTCCGGTTCCATCTCGATAACAGCGCTGACGAGAGGCTGGTCGAACGCGCCGCGGTCCTCGGCGAGATATCGTCCGCCGCTCATGACCGTAGCAGCGCGATGACGGCAGCCAACGCCGCCGCCGAAAGCCACAAGATCGCCGCCCAGCGCCAAGAGATTTCAGATTGTCGGATCATAACAGCCGCCTGTCGGCAACTGGTGCTTGTGGAGCGCCGCTTGCGCATCCGCCCACAAGAGGTTTTCTTTACTGATCGAATCCACCCACACACCCCCGCCCGCCGCCGTCCAGCTTACACCCGAAATTCCGATCTGTCAAAACAAGGCCGAAACAAACGGCTTATCGGAGCGCGGCCGGCCTGCTGGTGAGGACAGGTCCGGCCGCTTTGTTCGACGCCGGCGCCGCCGGCTTGGGTTGCTCCGATCTTTCTAGCCGGTGCGCCCGGTCTCGCGCGGGCAGCCGCCAGAGAATGGCAAACCGGGCTCCCTTTCGGTCAAAATCACACTTTTCTCTTCATCGCACGCGACGCCATTTTTCATCAGGATGCGGACCCTGGAATGAATTCGATACGATTGCTTTCGGTGGGTCCTGGAAGTGGTTTGGCGTGTCGGGCCATCCAGGCGACTCAGTAGAGATTTCACGCCGCGCGCCTCTTGGACCGTAGAGTCAGCAGCCGAATTATAGGCCCAACTACCGGAACTCCCTGGATTGCCTCGATACTGGCGATGCCAGTACGCGCGGCAATGTCGTAATCGTTTTCGACGGACACGCGCGCCGCCATGTGGCGGGGATCACCACTTATAAACTCAATGGAGCCATCCGGGTGGCGCCACGCGCGCTTTTGGCGCACGTACTCGCAGGCCCGGCGGCGAGAGGTCCAGCCAGGTCCGGAGGCGGGATTGAGGATTCGAACTGCTCGTTTGTCGTGGAGGGGCATTTCTGGATGCGGCTCGGTGAGATCGCTCGGAGTTGAGCGAAGGTGTTTCAAGAAGTGCAGTTCAAAACTGCACAGTTTACACCAATAGTTTGAAACAAATCGATCTGATTGTCAAGACCCTGGTTTCCAGATGTGCTCATAGAACCTCCTCGAGGCCCAGCCGGCCGAACGCGGCGACCTTCTCGGGATAGCCGGATCCGACCGGGTTGTAGCGCTTCAGAAACTCGACCACGGTGCGCCCCTGGCCGCGCACGATCTGCCGGCGCAATGCGCGCTCGCCGTCCACCAGCCGCCGGAAAACCGCATAGCCGCTCGGACCGCGACGAGATCCGGGCTGGCCCGCAAACTTCAGGCAACCAGGGTTGCGCAGCGCCGCACAGTTCTCAATGCGAGCCAGGGCATCGAAGAGTCGCTCCTGAACGGATGGGGAGCGCGGCGCCAGTCTCTGCGCGAAAGGGGCGTGCAGGCAGGTGGCCGAGAGCGCGAGGAGTAGGAATCCTTTCACGGAGCAACCTCCAGCATCCGCGCGTGCGCCGGGCAATAATCGATGTCCGGATTCTGGTGCACCGCGCATTTCTCGCATAGCGGCCGATCGCAGGTCTTGCCGGTCTTCTCACCGGTTAGCGGGAAGTCGCAGAGCTTCGGGGCGCGTCGCTGATGGCAAACGGAGCACAGCGGCGCTCGATCTCCGCGCCCGCAGGCGATGGCAAACCGCCCGTCGCCAAGGTCGATCTTTCTACAGGGCATGCGCGACCTCCGGCATCTGCTCGACCGTGCCCTGCTGGACGCGGCGTGGCGCATCGCGGCCGTTCCACCAGAGGTAGGCCACTCCCACCGGCCACCTGTCCTGCCATCGCCTCTCAAACGACCAGGCGAAGGCGACCTTCCATTGCCGCCACTGTTCGCACTCCGTGCCGGCGAGCCCAGCCGACGCCAGTGGGAAGGCTTGCATCAAGTTCGCTATCATCCACCGGCGGTCGCGGTCGATCCAGATAGGACGCTTCACCAGGTCATTTGCCACGGAGCACCTCCGGCAACTCGCGGACGCGCAGCAAGCTCGGCAGGCTCTCCAGCATCAATCCCTTTCGGTCGCTCTTGAGGAACATGGTCCCGCGCATCTTTCCGAGGGAATCCACGGGGTTGGCGCCGAGTTGCTTCATCCAGAACTTGATGTCGTGTTGCTGGCACCAATCGAGAGACACATACGCCCAGTTGTCCACGAATGGTCGCGCGTTTGCGCCCGACTCGCCGCCAACGATGAGCAACTTGATGAACTCCCATCCTTGCCAGTTCACGCGGCCGATGGCCGGCTCGTACCAGACGTGGGTGCTCCAGCCCATGGCGGCAAGCTCTGCCATCGGGTTTCGCTGGCGGTCTGCCTCGGATTGGTTCATCACAGAGCAACCGACGGTGATCCCGTCCGGAGGATACCAGTGTCCATTCCCGTAGATCCGGTTCATGGCAAACGTGAACTGCCGGCGCAACTCGACTGGCATTTTGGTGAGGAACATAATCCGGTGTCCGTTCCTGAGCGCAGAACAGGCCACGCGAAGAATCTTCTCCATGTCGTCGGTTCCTAAGCGCCCAATGTCCCCATGAAAGCCGGTGGCGATCAGGGCCGGTTTGCGCCACTTCAGGGGATCGGAGAGGTGCGCTTCGTCAAGGAACGTCTGTCCAGACCACTGCTTCCCATCCGGACTCAGCGCAACCTGAAAGAACGCCGAGCGGTGCGGGTGCTCTTTCTCCTGACACCTTACGATGCGCGCCACCGTCTTGCGTGCCCAGCACCGCGGGGCGCAGGGCATGTGCGGATCGCAGCCAACGACCACCTGCCAAGCCTTGTCGGCGAGTCCGTAAATCTTCTTATCCACGCTTCACCTCGGTGTCGTACTTGTAGTAGCCGCCGTTTTCCAGATCATGCACTGCGCCCGGGTCCGAGACATCGCAGGGAATCCGGCCTGCGACCGCTACCGGCTGGTGTGGGCGCGCCGGAATAAGCGCAGCGCGCGCAGATTCGAGCTTTCCGGCCAGATCCAGTCTGGTGATTTCGATGCCAGCTTGGGCCCTGATTGTGTCGACGCCGGCATAAACGATCTGACGCAGCCGGATAATATACGCCTCAGCGGCCGTGCGATATTCGGCAAAGCGCCCGATGGTGGACAGCAACCCTCGGATGCGCTCCTGGTATTCCTCTGCTGTCGGTTGCGCCCACGCCCGCTCCCAGGTTTTGCGCATGTTATCGCGCTCGCGCTCGGCCCGCCGGCGGCGCTCCAGCTCGAGGTTGTTGGCCTCGAGGAGCGCACTCTCGCGGGCGCGAAGCCGGTCCACTTCCGCGGTGAGCTTCTGAATCCTGGCCATGTAATCGCAGGCTTCTTGCGCCTGCTGCTGATTCCACGCGGCGAGGCAGGCGATCTCGGAGTTCTTCTCTGTAAGCAGCCTCTGAAGAGATTCGATCTGCGATTGATGGGTGGGGAGTGCGTTTGGATTCGGAATCCCCATGTCGAGAGTCGGGTATGTCCAAAGGCGGTGAATCGGGCAGCCTTGCCTCCCGGCGGTGGTGTTGCAATTGTCGCAGCCAAGTACGGGCGTGTTGCTCATCGTGCCTCCAGAAACAGCAGGTCTCGCGCGCGAAGGCGGCCTGACTGGTATTCGATCAGGCCCAGCGACCGGAGACGACCGCGCGGGTTGTTATAGGCGCCCCCGTTCGGCTCGTAGCCGGCCGCCCGGGCGCAGTCTTCGTTGCTGATGGACCTCGGGTACGTGCGGAGAATCACTTCCAGGATGCGGCGCTCAGGACCGGGTAGGCGCTCCAGCACGCGGCGCTGTAGTTCGTCGGTGGTCAGGACGGAATCCGGGAACTCAGCGGCGGCGCGGCCGTCATCCGTGAGCGCGATGCGATCACTGCCGAGGTATTCCACCAGGCCCTTGGTCCGGAGGGCACCACGGGGGTTGTTCCATGCGCCTCCGCCAACGGTGTAGCCGGCGAGGAACGCCACGGCGGTCTGTTGTGGTTGCTCGACGCCAATCGACTCCAGCCAGGCGATGGCATTCAGGATGCGCTGCTCGGGCCCGGTGAGGCCTTCCGCTGGCGGACTAGATTTCCGCGTCGGCCGCGGAAGTAGTCCACGCGGCGGCTGAACCGGAGCGGGGGCCTGCGCCGCCGGCGGCCGGGCGGCATGACGTGGTTCAGTGATCGTATCGACGAACTGTGCCAGGCTCTTCGCCAGATTTAGCGCGTTGTTTGTTATATCCGCGGCCTTGGCAATTTCCATCAGCACCTCGCCGTACTGCTGGTGCACGGAGCGCGCGGCCTCTTTCCGGATCTCCGACTCGCGTTCGGCTGTTACCTTCGGGTCCGGCGCCGGCGCCGCCGCGCGCGCCTTACGGAGTTCCACCTCGAGCGCCGCGATGCGCTTGCGTAGTTCGCGTGGATCGTCGGCGACCGCTTTCTGGATCTGGGCTGCCATCTGGTTCCGCAGCCTCTCCAGGTCCACTGGAGCGATCTGTTTCGGTGAGGCGATGCGCTCGCCGGCCTTCGGTGTTGCGGAGCTATCGAAGGTTTCCCGCTCGCGGATATGGACGCGCTTGAAGACGTTCAGCCATGCCGGCGACCAGATCCAGGCGTCTCCGCGCTCCAATGATGCCAGCGATGCGAGAAACTCTTCCTGGCGCCCTTCAGTATCGTGAGCTTCTATCCATGCCAGGAGCGCCGCCCGGTCCAGCTTATGGAGGACCCGCATCCCCACCAGCGTCTCCATCTGGCTGAGGACGTCCTTGTTCAGCACCTGGGCGCGCTGAGAAATGAGCGTCACGCCGATGCCGCTGGAACGGCCGCGGCGGACCAGGCGGTCGAACGCTCCAAACATCGCCTCGTGTCCATGCGGCAGACGCTGCGGTACGAACTCATCGGCTTCATCGACGATCAGCATGAGTGGCGATCGGTGTTCAGCGGACCCCTTCCGGTCGTAGAGGCGCTTGGCGAAATCCGCTGCGAAGCGCCGCTGGTCGTTCATGGAAAGGTGGCGCAGCGCAAGAATCACGGAAGCTCGCGTGTCCACCACGAAGTCAGCTAGGACCGCGCCGGCACCGGCGTCCAGTGGAACGTCGGCATGATCGCCTCCGATCACGGGCACTGAGTAACCCGGTCGGGTTCCATCCTTCGACGATTTCAGACCCCACCATACGTCTACTGGATCGATGATCACGACCTGGTGCTTGGCCTTCAGAAGCTCCTCGGCCAGCACGACGGCGGTGTTTGTCTTCCCGCTGCCGCGTATCCCGAGGATGGCCAGCGTCTGTGTAACGGCTTCCTGTGGGAGGCTTAGACCCTTCGCAATGTTGAGCTCGGACGTCATCTGCCCGCTCTCCTCCTGTTGCTTTCGGCTGTCCGCGCGCTGATCTCCGCGCGGTGCCTCTTCATGTGCTCCCGTCGGCTGGAGCAAACCTCCAGATTGTCCGCTGCGAAATTGCGGCGGTTCCGGTCCTCATGGTGGACGATCTCGCCTTTACGCAGCGGCCTGCCGAGCTTCTGTTCGGCTACGATCCGATGCGCATGGCGTTCGCCGATCTTCGGATAGGATTTCGCCGATTCGGATTGCTTGGCGCGGTAGCAGGTATCCGAGCAAAATGAGTGCCTTCCGACTTCGGCCTTGATCCGGACGAACGCCTTTCCGCAGTTCTCACAGGTCAACTCCTCACGATTCCGCATCGCGAGGCCTCGGCAGTGCATCGAACAGTATCGGCCGCTATTTGGATGCCTCTTTAGCTCTTTCTGGCGACGGTGAAACTTGCCCCCACATTGCTCACAAGTAAGTGTCACCCGCGGTACGGCATTCGGCATTATGCGGCCCTCCCAAACTCTCGTTGATACTCGGCCATCCTTCCAGTCCTGATCAAGTACGCGGACCGCCTCTGCCGCCAATCTAACTTGATCCGCCGCTTCCGAAATCCGAAGCGTCTCCGGTATTCAGTCGCGGCCTTTCGACAAACGTCACATCGGCAACCGTGAAAACAATACGTGCTTGGCTTGCCATGTAAGTGCGCCGGCACGGTTGGTGGCTGGGACGCCCTGTTCGCGCGTTGGTAGCTCCGGTTCGCCGCGGCGCATTCGGGGCAACGACAGCCGTGGCGCACATAGG